AACACCAAGCGCAAGCCCTGCGAGGATAACCTGAATAAAAGGGGTAGTGAATAGCACGAGGTAGTACATTGGCTTCCATTCTTGCGAGTGCGGTTTTTCCTCGAACATATTTTTGAGTGCGGCGGCTTGTCGTGCCTGTTCTGTCTTTTCGTAGTTTTCGCTTTTCATTTTGGTAGGTTTTTAATTATGTTCTGTATAATCAGTTATTAGTTCTTGGACTCTGTAAATCGTAGCGTCGTAATTACTCAGCAGCACTTGCTTTATTATCATTACTTGCATAGGATTTAAAACCCATGAATTTTTATCGAAAAATGTTTTTACTATCGGGTTGTCTATTCTTTCAAAGTTGTAAGTTTCGCCGTAACCTTCCGCATGAAAATCTTTCAACATCTCAGCATAGTGCAACGCTTTCTCTAAGTCTTGCAGACCGTTTTTAAACTTGTATCTGCAAACGTACTTAATGACGTTACCCTGACAAAAGTTTAAACCCATCTTGTGTATAAATTCCGTAGGTTGAAACGGGAATTGTTGATAGTGATTGCCACCGATTTGTTTTTGCATTAGAATAGTTTTGATTGTGACGTTACTAATTGAAATCGTTTCTTTGACGCTTCGTAGTATTCGCTGTCAAGTTCGCTTGCTACCAATTCGCACCCGAAATAGTGAGCGGCTATTGCGTGGCTGCCTGAGCCTAAATGCGTGTCAAGTATTTTGAAGTCGGGTTTTGCGTATCGGTGTAAAAGCCAGTTGTATAGTGCTACGGGTTTTTGCGTTGGGTGGATGCGGTCTTCTTTGTTTTTCATATCGCCCTGAATCATTCCATTCCAAGTATATTCAAATATTTGAACGCTTTTGTGTGTTGAACAAATTGCTACTTCGCCTTCGCCAAATGCAGTGCCGTTTTTATTCCAAACAATTGCACCGCCGCAAAGACCTAAATAATTACCGCCCCAAATTATTTGATGCTTTGAAACTCTTTCAAGCTCTAAATAATAATCATTATTAGGAGCTATGTTGTCAAATAAACGATACTGCTTTCTTTTTGTAGCTTGTTTACCTTGTTTCTTATTATCCATTAAACCTATTGCGTCAATATTTTGGTACGGAGGATCACAAATAGCCAAATCAAACCACCCATCATGATAACGCCCCATCAAATCCATGCAGTCACCGTTAAAAACGCTTATTTTATCAGTCCAGTTTTCCATGCTATACCTTCCGTTTTTCTCGCGCTCGTACCCGATGCCATGCCCAACCTTTTGGGTTTTCATAGCCTCGCGACTTTGCAAGGTTAAAAAAATCATTTACGTTTCTGCATCGTATTAGCTCGATGCTTTGCCCATTGTTGGGGGTATTTGTAACCTCTTTCTTTTGCCAAATTAAAAAAGTCCTCAAAGTTTCGGCACATCCCTTCTTGTTTTCGGTTGTCCTTGAAAATTGCTTTGCGTTCTAATTCAGCTTCTATTCTTTCCGATTTTTTGCGCTCAGCTTCGGCTAACTTTTCAGCTTTCTTTCTTGCAGCTTCGGCTTCAAACACAACCTTTTCAAGTTCTCCATCCACCTGCAATATTTCCCTCGCTTCTTTCTTAGGAATAACAGCGCCGCAATGTGGGCAAATAGGAGCGGCTTCGATAACAGCGGCGCAATTACCGCAAAAATCGTACTTATCAGGAGCGGCTTCGGCTTCTTTCTTTTTGCCTTTCTTTTTCATGCCCTCCAAAGTCCAGTTCCTATCTTCACAGGGATGCCCGTGACGCTTATAGTTATCGACGTGGTCAATTATTATACAGCTATCTTTCCCCTCGCAGGGTCGGAGTCCGCGTCCGTTCATCTGCATATACAAGCCGAGCGACTGAGTAGGTCGCAAGTGTCCGATACAGCCAATTTTCGGTATGTCCGTACCTTCTGAAATTAGGTCGCAACTTGTAACCACCTGAATAGCACCCGAACCCAAGCCCGACAAAATGCGCTTAATCTCGCTATCTTCGAGTGTTCCATAAACGGCTTCAGATGTGTAGCCTGCCTGCCTAAACTGTTCGGATACGTGCTTACAATGTTCGATGTTGATGCAGAAGTAAACTGCGGGCGTTCCGCTGCAAAGCTCGCGATATTTCTGTATTGCGTCGCCTGTAATTGTGGGCTTGTCTATTACGGTAACAAGCTGCTGCTCGTTATAATCGCCATCCGATTTAATCTTGACCCCTGACAGGTCGCCCTCAAACTTAGGGCGGTAAACCGTAGGCATAACCAAAGAACCCGATTTTATCAAATCCATAATCTGCGGACCTAAAACCATGTCCTGAAACACATCCCCCAAGCCTTGTCCATCGGTTCGTATTGGTGTAGCCGTAACACCTAAGACGTGCCTATCTTGATAGTGGTCTAAGATTTTGCGCCAGCTCCCTGCATTCGAGTGGTGGGCTTCATCTATGATTATCAAATCGGGAACAGGCAGCGTCGGGTCGTTTAGTCGGTTAATAAGTGACTGAACGCTGCAAACCTGCGCTTTGAGATAGTGCTGTTTTGGCTTGTTACCTGCTATAAAGCCATGCCTAATGCCGAAGTCGGATAAGGATTTAGATATTTGAGATACAAGCCCTTTTTTATGCACGAGGAAAAAAACCGTTTTACCCTTATCGAGTGCCATTTTTGCGGCATAGGTGAACGTGTAAGTCTTTCCGCCGCCCGTTGGTAGCACAAATAACACTCGTTTGTTGCCTTGCCTATATGATGCTCTAATCTCGTCATAGGCTGTTATCTGATACTTGCGTAGATTGATTTCCATTTTGTTACTCTGTTTTTTCTTGTTCCTGTTCGGTTAAAAAATTGTCTATCTTATCGTAAATCTCAATCGTTTTCGGTGTTTTGCGCTGCCAAGCAGGTAGGGTCTGAGCGGATATGCCGACCTTTCTTTGTAGTTCCTGAATTGAGATACCAAGCGCAGCGGCTCGGCTTTGGATTTTCTTATAAACTTCCGTTGCCATCCTAAATATTTTTTATAAAAATGAACTAATAATTGCAAATGTACAATATTTTTTATATCTTTGCAAGTATTATTAACAATTAAATTTATATTTTATGAAAATTCCAACATTACAGGAGCTAATCTCCGAAACGCCCGAAAGCTTAAAGCAAAACGCGCTTATGCTTCTGCTTAACCAAGACCCGCCTGCGAATTGGTTGCAGCAGCACCCTATGATTAATAACTATAAATACCTACCTATCGAGCGCATAGAGTGGTTATTAACGCGCATTTTCGGTCGTTGGTGGGTAGAAGTGCGCGAGGTGCAAACAGTTGCTAACAGCGTAGTTGTAACGGTTCGCCTTTTCGTTATCAATCCATTGACAGGTGATACCGAGTTTCAGGATGGAATAGGAGCAGCACCAATCCAAACGGATAAGGGCGCAGGCGCAGCAGATTGGAACGCGGTAAAAACCGATGGCGTACAAAAAGCAGCACCAGCAGCAGAAAGTTACGCTATTTCAGACGCAGCCGATAAGTTCGGCAAGATTTTCGGGAAGGACGTAAACCGAAAACAGAAATTAGACTATAACGAGTTAGCTCTCGAAGGCAACAAGCCCGAACCGCAAAAAATAGTCTTAGACCAAAACTACAAAGGATGGGCTAAAGCATTAGAAGCGTCTAAGGATGGAACTATACCTGCAAAGGAACAAATGCTTCTAACTTATCACATTCCTGAATCGGCTCTTAAAATCCTATACCCTAATGCCTAAGCACGGACACGTCACGCCCTCTAATTTTGCCAAAGTTATGACAATGGCACATTACAGGGCTATTCTTAAAAACCCTGACAAGCTGTACGAATTTTCAGCAACAGCAGAAAAGTACGCTATATCAGTCTGTCGGGGCTTCATAGGTGTAGAGGATAGAGAAATTACAGCGCGCGCATTAGAACATGGTAGAACGTACGAACCAATGGCACGCGCACGGTACGAAAACGAGAATTTTATAGTAGTTCCCGAAATTACAGAACCGATTTATCACCCTCGTTTTAAATTCGTTTGTGGTATCCCAGATGGATTGGTAGGCTGTAACGGTTTAGTAGAAATTAAGTGTCCTGAGTCGCCAGATAATCACTTTTTGAACATTTCGGAAGGTTTGCAAATTGAAGACTATTATGCCCAAATGCAAGGCTATATGTGGATTACAGACCGAAAGTGGTGTGATTTTGTTTCTTTTCATCCTGCGTTTCCTGAAACACTCATGTTACACACGCAAAACGTTGATAGAGATGATAGTTACATAGAAATATTGGAAAAGAAGATAACAGCGTTTTTTGACCTTATTTTAGACAAAATGCGCACCGTATCACCCGAACACGCTACATATATGAAAAATACATATTTATAGCCAAATTCGATAACAACCTAATTACTAAGCAGTTAATTAAATTTAGCTGCTTATTTTTTATTTTAAAACATAACGCTTGCAATTACGACTTGTTACACGTAACAGCATTATAAATCAATAAGTTACAAAACCACTTTTCAAATTGTAACAGCTTGTAACAGTCTTTGTTACGCTGTAACGCCCACCACCATTGGTTTGTAACAATGTAACGCTTTTTTTGCAAAAATACGCTTAATTAGAATAACATTATTATATTCTCTTATATAGATATATATTTATACTGTTACATTGTTACAATATAGTAGGATGTAGTAGTAGTGGGGGTTACAGCGTAACAAAACTTTTTTATTTTTGTAACGGTTGTTACAGCCCACCATCACTACGTTTCAGTTTTAGAACTCAATAGGAATGCCTGTTACAAGCCCCTATTTTTTACATTTACATTTTTCAGCAAAAAGAACTATCTTTGTATTATGGAAATCGAAATTGTCAAAATCCAGTCCGCAGGCGTTGTGCCTATCAAAACCGAAGTTGTGCTATTGTTTGGCGAACATAGCAGCGACCTGTTTCACATTGAAGGCATAGAGGAAACGACAGGGCTATCCCTAAGCGATGCACTCAGCTATCCCGAAACAGAAACGGACGGTTACATATACGGATTAGTGAACGTTACAAGCGAGGGCCCAATTTTCTTTTTCACAAATATAACCCGATTAGCCCACGAAATCGATTTAAATGGCATTTTAAGCGTGTTTAATTACTTAGGGCATGAGATACTTCACCTAACACGTTTAATTCAAGCACAGGCGATTTTAGGGGCTAATCTTATCAATGGCGAATGGCCGACTATCGGAGGGGATATTACCGAAGCAGACACGGCGGAACTTATGAGCGCAATTTATGACGCAATTTGTCCCGTTTTTATAGAATTTTTAGAAGCACATACCGAGTATGGCATATAACACAGATGAACTTGAAGCACTTGCAGTTAATGCAATCAAACAGCACAGTCTTACAACTATCGAGGAAGTTGTAAGCTTTTTACCGTGTTCAATGTCAACATTTTACCAACATAAATTGGAACAATCGGAAGCTATAAAAGAATCTATCTACAAAAATAGATGTTCGATTAAAACAGAACTAAAAGGGAAGTGGAGGGAATCAGAAAACCCAACGCTGCAAATATCACTTTATAAGCTCATGGCAAGCGAAGAAGAACTGCGCAGGCTTTCAGTAGCAAAACAAGAAGTGAGCGGCAACGAGGGTCAAGACCTGAAATTTAATATTACCGTTTCAAACAACGCTCCCCCAATAACCGAAGAGGACTAAATGAAAGCAAGCCCTGTTTTTTTGTGGAACTACCAAACCGATGCCGATGTGGTAATAAACCAGGGCGGTACAAGTTCGGGCAAAACTTACAGTATTTTGCAGGTTCTTTTTTTGCGAGCGATGGAACAGAAGGGATTGGTTGTTACTGTTTGCGGTCAAGACATACCGAACTTGAAACGAGGTGCGATAAGGGATGCAAAAACGATTGTAAACACTACTCCGCAAATCGCTTCACACATAAGCAGCTACAATGGAACGGATAAGATATTCACATTTACCAACGGCTCAATAATAGAGTTTACAAGTTACGACGACGCTCAGGACGCAAAGAACGGAAAGCGCGACTACCTGTTTATAAACGAGGCAAACGGTGTGCCTTATGAGATATACCATGAGCTACAAGTTAGGACGCGAAAACAAGTATTTATAGACTACAATCCCAATGCGTCGTTTTGGGTACATGAGAAACTAATCCCACTTATAAACGACCCTGACAGCCCTACAAAAGTAGTTCGTTTTATTTCTAATTACACGCACAACGATTTCTTAGACGAGGTGACAATCAAGCGCATCGAAGCTATGAAGACAGATGAAAACCTGTGGCGCGTTTACGGATTAGGATTTACAGGTAAGGTCAAGGGCTTAATTTTTCCGAAGTGGGAACAGGTGTTCAAGTTTCCTGAGGATGCGAATAACATCGCAATCGGTTTAGACTTTGGATTTTCTGAAAGCAAATGCGCGGTCGTTATCTGCGGAATATATGACAAACAAATCTTTGCAAAGCAGTTGATATATGAAACAGAATTGAGTAACTGTGACCTAATAGATAAACTAAAAGCGTTCAATCTTGGAAACATTCCGATTTATGCCGATAGTGCCGAGCCAAAAAGCATAAGCGAACTGAGAAAAGCAAAGCTTAATATTATGCCGATTAACAAAGGCGGTGACAGTATAGCCTTCTCAATCAAGAAAATAAATGAGTACGAAGCACTAAACGTTATCGGGCTTGATTTTATGAAAGAAGTTTCAACCTACGCTTACAAAAATGGCGTACCAATCAAGAAAGATGACCACTTAATAGATGCGCTTAGGTACTATATTTTAGGCACACATGGCAGGGTTTCCACCAGTTTCAAACTATACTAAAATGAAAGCAACAGAATTAAAAACGAAATTAAACACACTAATCGAAGAGGTGAGCGAGATGCAACAGTCTGCAATCGTGCGACGCATCCGTATGTTACTCATGTCTGCAAACGTTGCGACTGATTCGATAATTAAGGGCGAGGCTATCTTGGAAAAGCAGGGCAAAGAATATTTTGACACTACTCCCGAGATTGAGCAGCCGATTAAGATTGAGGTTAAACCTGAGCAGGAAAAGAAAACCGATAATATCAAAAAGCCGAGCCGTAAATGATAGTGGGAATTTGCAAGTCTAAAAAACTAAAAGCTATCGCAGCGTTTAATGCATGTATATTCAAGCTTAAAAAATGCAAGAAAGCAACGTTTGAAATTAAAAAAATAAGCGAGTGGCGAAAGCTTATAAAAAAATCGAGAAGACTTTTCAGGACTTACGAAAAAATATACGGCAAATGATAAACATTAAAATACTCGGCAACAAATACGCGCTCCCTTCCTGCAAAGAAATATCAATCAGCAGGTTTATTGAGTTCTTGACTTTTGCCGATGCTAACCAACCTGAAAGCCTAAAAAATCCCGATTATGAAGGTGAACGCAGTTATATAGGCGAGGCTAAATATTTCGCTTTAGAATTAAACTTTTGGACAGGTTGCCCTTTGCCCGATTTACACCGCCACAACATCGAAGAGCTGTATTCAATTTGGGCTATGCACCAACCTTACTTGTACTGCGCACCTGAAACGAACTACAATTGTTTTCAAGTTGGTACTGATATTTATTATCTGCCTGCTAAATTTATGACTAACAGCACAATTGAAACTTATGCAGAGGCGAATGAGTATGAGCGCAATCTCGCAGACGTGGCGAATGGAGTTTATGAAGCTCTACCAAAGATTGCAGCGGTTATTTGCCGCAAAGAAGGGGAAAGGTTCGGACAATACGACGTCGAAGAACGCTCGCAACTATTTTCAAAAGAACTGACCGCGTGGGATGCTTTTCAAGTAGGTTTTTTTTTGCAGAGACAAAGCGAGAAATTGTCGAAAGATTTCCAAATTTATTCGACGAGCCTGACACTCGCGCAATTAAAGCAGGTGTACAAGAACTGATTACACCGTTCGGTTGGTTCGCTACGTTTGTAAGTTTGGCGAATGATGACATACTAAAGCTTGAACAAGCAGCACAAACACCATTGTACACGGCACTAACCTTTTTGAGTTTGGCAGCAGCAAAGGGCGAATTTAATAAACGATTATCGGAACTGAAACAATGACAACAGCACAAGTATCTAACCTATTCAACATCATAGTACAGAACACGCCCGACTTCGAGTTTTACCACTTCGGGTGGCCTAATGATATGAACTTGAATATCAATAATAACTTTGATGCTATTGGCAGCACAGGCGCAAAGTTTCCCTATCTGCTTATGATTCCCCCACGCATCACAGGGCGCGTCATGGAAAGCCAAACGCAAAGCATTTACAAAACGTTTAGGTGTGAGTTCATCATTACAGATACATATAGTTTCGAGCAGCAGACGCTCGGATTTAAAAAAGATACAAGCGCGGACGTACTTTCAAAGCTCGAACTACTTGCGGCTAACCTGCTAAACTACGTCAATCAATACAGCGAATATAGCGAAACACAGTTCACTGTTTCAGATTACCAGGCAGACTTAGACCCTTACCGATTCACAGCGTCCACGCGCTCAATTCGCGTTTCGTTTGATTTGGCATTCTTAACACCTTGTCCTGCATCGGGCTTAGACTTGTCTTTTTTGCCTGCTACATTTCAAGACTTACCGACAACCGATTTAGAAACACCTGAAATACCAACGTAATGCAAGCACATTGGCACACATACATCGAAACTTATGCAAGACAGAGAACAACTACTCAAGAACTTAGCGGATATAGTAGTGGCAGAAATGCGGTCACAGCTACGAATTGCAGGTCACGTAATGACAGGGTCGTTGTCCGAAAGCGTAGAGGAACGCATAATGAACACAATAACGGGCGCATCGATAGAAATATGGCTGAATAACTACGGCATAGCACTTGACCAAGGCGTTCCTCCTGAGCGCATACCGTTTACAGAGCCGAGCGGACGCGGTGGTAGGTCTGCTTACATCGAAGGCTTGCAACGTTTCGCACAGCTAAAATTAGGCGTTACCGACCAACGCGAAAGCTTAGGCATAGCGTTTGCCATAGCTCGAAAGCAGAAAGAAAAAGGAATGCCGATAGCAGGAGCTACCGAGTTTATACAGAAAACTATAAACGCAACACAGGCGGACGTTACCGAGTTTATAGAAAATTGGGCAGCCGCGATATTTGAAGCCCAAATTGATTTGTTAATTCAAAATGTAAGAGCATGATAAACTTTCCCTTCACACTATACAACGACGCAGACAGCGAGGTGCTACTAAACGCACAGCAAGACGCGCTCGATGCTATACCCTACGCAGCTACAATGGTACGATTAGACGTTCAAGCCTTCGCAGTTGCGCCAGTTCCCGATGACCTTGCAGCTGCATTCTCAGCTGCTAACTACGCAAAGAAGTTAGTAATGATAAACATAGCACAGCAGGTTATAACTACTAACATTGTTGCCGATTACAACACAGCGTATCACGCTATTTATGACCCTTTATATCCATAGGCAAATGAAAAAAACACTTATATTCGTCAATGCAGGTCACGGCGGAATGGACGACAAAGGCAACACGCTAACCAATCCTATTGATGGAAAGAAAACACTGCACACGAACGGCAAGTTTTACCACAATGGCAGTTGGTTCTACGAGGGTAGCAGCAACCGTGATTTTGCGATGGAATTTATAGCAGCCGCAAGCCTTGCAGGGTTCATCTGTATGCCTATATTTGACGCTCAATTAGATACTAACCGATTAGACCGCATTGCGTTCGCTAACAACTTAGCTAAGGGCAAAAAATCTATTTACTTGTCGTTTCATTCCAACGCGGCAGGTAATTCAATTAACCCTCAGGCCCTTGCAGAAGGTGTGTGCTGTTTTGTTGGTAGCCTATCGGGTACGGGCGGAAAGCTCGCAGCCGAAATAATGCCCGATGTACAAGCCGTGTTCGATAAGTGGGGCAGCAAACGCAGGGCGCAGTTAGTACATGACCGACCACTCGACGAAACAGCGCGTACCTTTATGCCTGCGATTCTTTTCGAGCTTGGTTTTTTCGATAATGCGAACAATGCCGACCTGCTTATAAATCCTGCATTCAGAGCCGAAGTAATTACCGCAATCGTTGCCAAACTAAACAAACTATGCCTGTAATTTCAAACCCTCAGTACAACCCGACAAGCGCATATCAGCCGATTGTCTATAATGTACTTTACACATCTTCTCCCGACATTGTAAAGTATTGCGAGTTTACGGTCTATGTGAATGGCACAGCGATAGCCACAGGGCGCAACACGTACTATGCAACAGCTCCGACCTTCGGTTCTACCGAGTATTATTTCTTGATTGATATTCAAGACTACCTGCAACGGTGGCTCGCTCCTAACAGGGCTAAAAGCTCGATGTTCGGAACGCTAAACACAGCTACGCAAATTGATAATACCGATGCTTATGCTGAAGTGTATGTCGAGTTTCGTTATCTGTTAGTATCTGCAACGACAGGCAAAATAGTTGAGGCCCCAAGTTTTGACACGTCCGACCTGCGAATTGTGGACATGGCAACACGTCAAAACGGTGAATCCCGAAGTCTTGATGAATTTATTTGGACTCCGACCGTTACGCCTGCGCGCTTCTTATCTAATATGCCAGTTGAGCAAGATATTTGCAGTACTGACAACGCTTTTGTTTCGTTTATGTCCGATTGGAATTGGTTTAGGGTTCGGACGTATGACTCAGGCGGTGTGCTGATAACCGATAGCTATGCGCAGACAGGCGGAACAGGTAACGTAGGACATTGTACGGTGGGGACAGGCATACCACAATTGCAGAGCGTTGTTTGGTTCGATGCTCAAAACCCTAACTTTACAAACGCGGCTTTCTATATCGTAACGTTTGGAATCGGTTTTGTTGCCAATCCAACTACCGTTGTATTTGTAGGCAATCCAATACAGAAAATATACAGGATTGTGGACTGCTGCGATAAGAAGCTAAAACTATTTTGGCTTAATCGTTTGGGAGGTGTTGATAACTACAATTTTTGTTTTGTAAACCGCGAGCAGAAAGTCGAGTCACAAGTATTTGAAAAGGCTTTAGGATGGCAGAACCTGAGCGACCCACCACATACACAGTACGACTTCGGGAAAGCCGTTACGAATATAAAAGCAAGCCGCAGCTATCAAGTAAAGGACATTATCACGAATACGGACGCGGATTGGATTCGCGAACTATTCGCCAGTGCGGAGGTATATATCCAAAATCCCGATGGTAGTGCTGAATATTGGCGCGTGTTCATATCGCCTGCATCGTTTGTCGAACAGGTGAACAGGGGAACGGTGGCGATTGGTTTTGAGCTAAATATATCGCAGGACGTTGTTACGCATAGGATATAAAAAAAGCCCCTGAGTTAGGGGCGGTGGGTTTAAATATGGCGTTGCTGTATTTTTAATACTTCAAAATTTTCGTCGCCGTTGAAAGGACATTTTCCACCGTATTTTTTTTGCCATTGCTCATTGACTTCATCAGCCGAAATATTTGTATTTGCGTTACCTGACGGGCTCAAATGTACCGTAGTATATTTTTCCCCAAATCTTTCAGCCGAATAAGTAACGAAAAATTCGCCTTTTACTTTTTGGCTTTCGCCTCTGTTTGAAAATATTGCATTCATAATGTGTATGTTTTTGATGTGTTATTGAATTGCTTTCCGATTTGTTGTTACAAAGATAGCACGAGTTTTTTTATTATCCTAATATTTTATAAATTATTTTATAATTATTTTCAATATGGCAATTTTAAACGCTGAAACGCTCGCTTTATTATCGGGTAAATCCTTTGCCTTTACAGGTCTTGTTGTCGATGGCACAGCAGGAACGCCACCACGCGACCAACAGTACGACTTTGGCACGGTGTCCACGCTTGCAGGTAACGTGTCTATCGTTGCGGATAGCGAAATAGACGGAGTTGATTATTTCGGCGGACGCTTTACTGCTAAAATCGGGGTAGGTTTTGCGCTCGAAAACTTGCGTCATGAGTACCTTAGCGCAAAGCAGCGTATTGTTTCGCTCGATTTGACAGGGGTAACGCTTGTTATTGATTACGGTAATTTTCAAGAAACTTATACGCAGCTCTAATGTACAGAAAACTAATAATTGACAATATCGAAACCGACTTGCCAACGGATTTTAATCCCTCGCTAACCTATGAGATTAACGAGGATGGGGTTATAGTTGCGGCACGTGCAAAGCGTTCAATCCGCCTACCTGCAACGACTACTAACGATACGCTGTTTCAGGATTGGGGAGCGGTCGCAACAGAAAACCCGAAAGCAACTGTATTTAGAGACTTTACTTTCGAGAGCGGCGGCATTACATTGTTTGCAGGCAAGGCGCAGCTTCAAAGCTCGGACTTAAACTCAGCTCGCTATCGGTTCAAAGCGTCGGGTTATGATGTGGACTTGTACGGCACCAATGCAGATTGGTTTTTTCTGCTTAAAGATACGCTACTGCGCGACCTGACATATACCGACAAAATCTATAATACGGCTGCTGTCATTACGGGATGGGATGCGGCTTATGGTGCAGGCGATGAGTCAGGATTTTGCCTTGTAAAGTGGAAAGAGTGGGCAACGGCTGGACAGGTAGATATTGATGAGTTCACACCATTCTTATTTATTCGCTCGATATTAGACAAGGCTTTTGATTCAATAGGCTATACAATACTATCGGACTTCTTCGACAGCCCGAATTTTAAGCGTTTAATTTTGCTTGCGCCATTGCCTGACAGATACCCTGCTGCATTTTCTGAGGATTATCTGAATGTTCAGCTGTCGCAAGTCCCAACGAATACAAGTAGCATTTCTAATACTTTTGCGTTTTCAAACTTTACACAGCCAAATATAGGCACACCATACAACAGCGCAACTGGCTTTTATACTGCGCCGTTTTCGGGGTACTATGAAGTCGCTATAACTGCAAATGTATTGAGCAGCGTCGGAACGTGGGCGGCTTATTTTGCGGCTTGCGTAAATGGTGGAGCGTTCCCGATAAACGGATCTGTCGTTGGATTTGGTAGCGGACTATTGACTCCACCTGTATCGGGCAACGACTTCGGCTCTGCTACTTCGGATGTGGTGTTTTTAAATGCAGGCGATACAATCTCGCTGCTTCATTATTTTACAGCTACCGACCCTTCAACGACTTTCGAGTTCTCTTTGAACATTATAGGCGAAGCCGAAACCGCTTTCGGTTCTCTTATCGCTTTTCGCTACCTGCTGCAAGATTGGAAAGTACGCGATTTTATTAAGGGCTTGCAACAAATGTTTAATCTTAGATTTGAAGCCGATGTACAACGCCAAACGATACGGATAGAACCTGCTGATAACTACTTGATGCGTACCCGGCCAACAGCCGAACAGCTCTACACGGGTTTTTATACCGATAACCTTACGGACTTAGGGCAAAACTTAGACCTTAGCGTAGAGGGCAAACTGTACAGCGATAACGACCAACCACAGACAACCGTTTTGCAGTACATAACGGAAGGCGAAACGGATGAATTTGTAGATGAGAACAACGTGCTTGGATTCTTTGCGGCTCAGTACACTTTGCCTGCGGACAAATATAACAGCCGTATCGAAACAAAAGAAAATCCATTCTTTGCCAAAACGATTAGCACGATTGACAACGAGCTTCGAGATGTGACATCATTAGTTGAAGTGCAACTACCTTTGATTTATCCACAAAACTATATTTTAGACCCAACAGCGACAGAGGCAAACTATCAAGTGCAACCTCGAATTTTATACTTTGCAGGCTTTCGCGGTCTTGATGGAATTATAAACTATTCGTTTTTAGGTGCGCCAATAACCTACCCTTATGCGTTTATGACTAACTATAACAGTCCGCAAGATTGGTCTATCAGCTTTGCAAACGAAACGGTACAAGGGCAATCGGTAACGGGATTACTCGATGCATTTTATTTGCAAGATTTTGCACGAAAAAGAATTGCAAAACGTTTGGAAATAGCATACTTTTGGGATAGTTTGCAGATACTCGCGTTATCGTTTAGAAACAAAATCGTACTTGACCGCGTAGAATACATATTGCAGAAGATAGATGGGTATAAGCCACTTGAAGACAGCAGCACTTTGACGGTTTTGATTAAAGACCAAGCTCCTGAGCAAGAAGATGTGGACGCTATTACGGGCGGTTTAGTTTTGGGAATTGCTAACTTGACATAAAAAAGCCCCGCGATGGGCGGGGCGTGTGGTGGGGCTAATCTTCAATTTCTTCTAATTGTTCAACAGGAAGCTTACCCTCTAAGAGTACTTTTCTATCACCGCTTTTCCCATCGTACCGACAAAGCACTTCACCGTTTTCAATTTCCCCAATGACAAAAACTGTTTCGTTCCATCCTTTGTGTTTCATTAGCTTTTCCATAATCTTAAAAGTTTTTATGTGTTATAAATTATTACCTGATTTGTTGATACAAAGATAGAAAAACATTCCAATAGGTAGGTAACATTTTTGCAATTATTTTTGTAAAATAATAAAAATAAATGAAAGTAATAGGTTTAAAGATAGAAATAGACGGTCTTAGCGACATCACAAAGGAAGTCGTTAAGCTCGAACAGGAATTAAAAACCCTGAATAACGACCTGAAAGGTGCTGAGATTGGTAGCGATGCTTACATAGACCTGCGCAATCAGATTGTTGCGACGAGTGAAGCTCTGAAAGTTGCCAAAAAAGAGCAGAAAGACTTTGTAAAATCTGCCGAAGCGACCAAAGCGGCGGAGGGTTCTTACTATGCGCTCAATCAGGAGTTAGTTGATTTGAAGAAAGCCTACAAAAACCTAAGCGCAGCCGAACGCGAAAGCGCAAAAGGCGATGAGCTGCAAAAGAAAATACAGGGGCTTGATGCTGAACTCAAAAAAATAGACAGCGGCATCGGACAATTCCAAAGAAACGTCGGGAACTATCCTAAAGGCATCGGTAAAATAGTTAAGGGCTTAGAACAAGTAATACCAGGCTTTGAAAATTTTAGCAAAAGCCTACAAGATAGCTCAGGAAAGCTTAACATTTTTGGCAAAGCTCTTGTCGGTGGATTCTTAGCTTTTCAAGGTGCTAAACTGATAGGGCAAGCGATTAAAGCCCTTGATGAATTTGTTTCTAAAATCAACGAAACGCGCGAGGTGGTCGCTGAATTTTCGGGCGCATACGGTGACGACCTCGATAATATAACGGCAAGCACCACCGCCTTAGCTACCACGTTCGATACGGACGCTAAACAGATAGCAGAAGCAGCGCAGGCGCTATCGCAGCAGCTCGGTATAGGCTTTGAGGATGCGCTCGGCAAGCTCGAAGGCGCATTGGTAGAAGGACGCGGCAACGCATCGGACTATCTCAGCACAATAACGGAATATCCCGAAGCATTTAAAGAAGCAGGAACGGAAGTTACGCAGTTTTCAGAGCGCAATCAGCAGCTTTTGGACACAAACAAAGAGCTTGCAGCCTCGCAGGTGGATGTGGCAAAGCGTTTGACAGGTGTAACGGATGGACTAAAACAGGCAGGGAACGCGATTTATACAGGACTTTTCCTGATTTTGGCGCAACTTATAGACCTATTCAAACCCGTTGGTGCTGCGTTTGCTAAACTTGGCACGGCTGTTTCGGGATTGTTCGGTACGTTTAAGGCGGCAGGCGATGAAGCCTCACTGTTTTCTAAGATTATACAGCTTACACTTGTCCGACCGTTTCAGATTCTCGCAGGCATCTTGCAAGTTGGGGCGGATGTTTTGACGTTTTTTGTTGATGGGCTTAAAAGCATCATCGAACAAAGCCCATTTTTGCAGGCTGTATTTAAACGCATATCGGATTTTGCAACGTCCGTAAATGAGGGCTTCACTAATCTGCCTGCGGTCTTTGCAGGTGTTATCGAAGCATTGAAACAATTAGGTAGAAACTTTGTGGACTTCTTTAAAGTCCTAAGCTTAGACACTCAAATATTTGGAAACCAAATAAAAGAGTTTTTCGGCGCAAATGTAAACGCAGCCATAGCCGAACTAAAGCGACGTAGAGCCGAAATAACGGACGAAAGCCGAACCGTAGGACAAGCTTTTGCGGATGGGTTTAATAATGCGAAAGCCGCAGCCGATAAGAGCGCAGCAGAGGAAGCACGCAAGAACGCTGCAATCGAAGCGGACAAAGCAAGACAGGCGGCTGCAACTGAAAGCAATAAAGACCTGAAAGCGCGTGCCGAAAAGCAACGCGAAGCCGCAAAGAAGTTAGCCGAAGACCGCAAGAAATACGCAGAGGATGAAATCAAACAAGCTCAGTCACGTGCTGCACTCTTAGCTGACTTACAAGCGCGTGTTATTGATGCAACGATAGACAATATCGAAAACGCTCGCAGCCGTGAAATAGCAGCTATACAGGATGGATTTAACGACCAAGTAGCAGCCTATAAAAAAGGATATGACGATTTGGTGGCTCAGGGTCAAGAACGTGAAAAGGAACTGATAGCACTATTTGGACAAAACAGCACTGAAGTGTTGAATGCTCGCAAAGCTTTGACCGCTGACTTAGCTCTAATCCAAGCCGAACAGAACGCGATTTTAAAGCAGCTCGAAACTAAGCGCAATGCAGATATTGCAAAGGTAAATGAGGACTACCGCACAGCCGAAATTGAAAAGGCAAAACAGTTAGCGGACGACCTACGCACATTTAGAGATGAAGCTCTAAGCTCCGAGATTGAATACATTGACAGGCTTTCAGATATTCGCAGCGATGAGCAACAGGCGGCACTCAATCAGTTACTCACAAACGAAAAGGACGCGGCTAAACGCTCGGAAATTATACGTTTGCAGCTCGAACAAGAAACAGCCGATAAGCTTGCAACGCTTAGACTGAAACTCAGAGCGGTGGACGACCAAGAAGCCTTCCTAAATTCTCAGAAAGCCGCAGGCATACAAATTAAACAAGAAGAGTTCGACGCGGTCTTAGCAGCAAGGGCGCAACTAAACAAAGATTTAACGGCTTTGGAATTGGAACAAACCGAGCGCGTGCGAGCTGAGTCCGAAAAGCAAAAGCAAGCAAGACAGCAACAGCTTGAACAGGTTGCTGATTATGTCGAGCAAGGCTTGTCCGCGTTGGATGGGTTCTTAGACGCTGCGAACGCAAGACAGGAAAAGCAAATTGAGGAACGCATCGAAGCGAGCGCAGAAAGACAGTCACAGCTCGAAAGCGAAATCGAAAACGCAACGGGACTACGCAAAAAGTTCTTGCAGCAGCAGCTTGCAAACGAGGTGGCGAACGCGGAAAAGCTCGCAAAGGAACAGGAAAAGATACAGCGCAAAGCAGCGATAGCAGACAAAGCAATAGCCCTAACCCAATCTATTATACAAGGCTTGTTAGGCGTGGCACGTGCATCGGCATCGGCTCCCCCTCCGTTCAACATTCCTGCAATCGTTGCGGCTTCGATACAAGGCGCGGCACAAACGGCACTAATCGCAGCGCAGCCACTTGCAGATGGTGGTGCTGTTGGTGGTGACGCGATTATAGGCACAGTTTCTCCCGTGTTGCTACCCGATTCAGGTGGTAAAATCGTAATGGCTCAAAACATACCGACCACAGGCAAAGGTGATAACGTACTTGTTGCGGCTCGTGTGGGTGAAACGGTTTTGAATGCGGAACAGACTAACCGACTAAGACCGTACCTAAGCGCAGCACGAGTGCCAGGCTTTGCAACAGGTGGACTGATTGGTGGCGTTTCTACCGTGCCAAATCTTGCAGGTGTAACATCGGGCGGTTCGGATGCAATTCGAGCGTTTAACGAGCGAACAGAAGCGATTAAGGAACAGGTGCTAAGCACTAAGGTTATACTTGTAACGGACGACTTGAAACGCGATAACGAGAATAACGACAGGATAACGAAACGCGCAAGATTTGAATAATAAAAAAGCCCTGCGAAAGCAGGGCTATATTTTAGTTGTAGTTTTGGCGCATAATATCGCTCGATTTCGTACAAAAGTATTTTAAGTTTTCATCCCAAGTATTTTCGCCAAATAAATGAAAGTTTGGGCTTAGTGTAAACCTAAATCCTACTATGGCAAATTGTTTGCGTTCCATATCAAGTTCGCCAGCGATTTCGACAGCTTTATTTTTTGCGGCATCGTAACTACTTGCAATAAATATTTTAATACCTTCGTCAGTAACGACTATAATAATTGTATTCTTTTTTATTCTTTTTGAGAATAGGTTATCTTGTAAATACTTTTCATATTTTTTGCAGGCAAATTCATTAAAATTATTTGCAATTTCATCGTTGCTTATTTTTAGCAACTCGTTAATATCAGTAATCATATCTTTAAATAATGCACCCTAAACAGCATCTAATACCCTCCGACCATATCGAAGAAATAAAAACGCTATCGGGTTGGTTAGAAAATTTACCGCGTGGACTCCCACAGGGGGACGACAGAACGCGATATTTATTTGAAATATACAACACTTACCTAAGCAGTAGCAACCGTGAACAGCTGGAAACCTGTTCATCTTGCAGAGGCAAAGTGTTGATGAATATTAAACTAATCTTAGAATGACAAAGCAACAACTAACTAAAAACCTTGCCACCGCTTTAGCTGAAACCCTACTCAGCAAAGCCCTTACTCCCGAAACGCTCGCAGACTTCTTGCTCAGTTCGGGTCTTGTTTCCGAAATGCGAGCGCGTCAATACTGCGCCGTTCGGGAATTTTACAGGCTCTATGCGTCACAAAAGAAGTGCGAGCTAATCGAAGAAATGTCGCAAAAATATGCGGTTTCGGCTCGGCTCATGAAGAGTTTGACGACTGAGCAGCGCAGGTTTAGTTTTTAAAGCTGTGCCACTCGTTGCATTGTGCTGCGCATCTTAATGAGCGACTTGTCAACAATCTGCTGAATGCGGCTGCGTGTGAGGTTCATATCTTTGGCTATATCGTTTAAGAATTGCGGTGTGTAGTACCCGATACCGAAATAGCGTTTAATTATTTCGGCATCCCTTTCAGATAGCACACTAAGCCCTTTTTTTACGAGGGTTTTTGTGTATTCCTCGTTTCGCTCTGCGTCTATGTCGATATCGCCTTGCAGCTCGTAACATTCCTCACTTTCAGTTTCATCTATCGGGCGGTCAATCTCGAAGATGGTATAATTTGCGGCTACTGAATTGCGTAGCTCCGTTTCAGTTATGCCTAAACGCTCGCATAGTTCTTCGTCTGTTAGGTATTCGCCCTTGGTCTTCAGGGCTTTTATTTGTTGGTTATGCCGTTGCGGGTGCATAGGGCAATATATAAGGTTGCCCTTATCCTGGATATACGCGCTTATTCGCTGTCTAATCCACCATACAGCAAATGAAATAAAACGCACACCCTTAGTCGGGTCAAAGCGTTGCGCCGCAAAGATAAGACCCTCGTTGCCTTCTTGAATCAAGTCCGAAAGCCTAACATTGTGATTGAGGTAAAACTTAGCGATAGAAACGGCAAAGTGCAGGTTACTTGTAACGAGTTTCTCGCGTGCTGCTTCGGGGTCGTTGTCGAAATCACGCAGCAGCTCGGCTTCTTCTGCGTGGCTCATGTGTTTCAATGGCCTAATGTCGTTCATGTATTTGCCGAGTTCGGCGTGGGGTGTGGTGCGTGATGTTACTTTGAATTGTCGCATGATTTGATGTTTTGAATGCTGTCTAATGCTGTTTTGTAGCCGTTTTCGTAGCTATTTTTAGCTACTTGATAAGTGAAAGAACTAAACCACCATAAAATAAAAACGACAACTACAATGCTACAAAGTATAACGTTTTTTAAATCGGTTTCAAATATCTTAGTTTCTTGCATGGTCTTATAGTTTATAAAATTTACTAATTTGTTCAGGATTAAAGCAGCCGTCGGGTTTGCCTTCTTTGAGCGGAATTGCGTATAGTTCGCCATCGTGTTCATAAGCTCGGCACTGAGTCGCAAAGCCTTCGGTTGTGAGGACTCCGCACAGTTCGTCGTGCTTGGGGGTGAATGTTTCAGGCGTTGGCGTAAATGTAATTTGAGCCGTTCTAAAAACCCAATTACCAAAAGAGCCGTCTTTGTATTTAACATAAATAGACCTGTCGAATTTACTTAATACATCTATTTTACCTTCGATTACGATTTTAACATCATCCCCAACTTTCAACTCCTTCTCAATTGCTTCCTCAACTGTGCAGGTAATTTGATGCGGGGTGGGTTGGGGTTGTGCGTTATCAGAGTGGCGACCTGCTGTAAAATAATACGCGTCAGTATCGAACCACGTCCATTTTTCGCCTTTCTGCCAATAACTACTATCACCTTCGGTTGCTTCGTTATGTTTAGAACAAATGCAATGATGCCCTTCTTCTTTATTACTTTCTAATACCTGCCATTCTACACTCAATCTATCGTCGTAGAAATAAGTATCTTTTTCTAAGTTATTAAATTCTTCCTTTGTCATAGATTTAATTTTATACAGCCTGCGCTGTGATTAACGATGCACAAATCTACAAACATTTTTATAATTCACAAACTTTTAAGTACATTTTTTTGCATTTTATCAATTTATTTTTGGACTAACTTTGTAACATGGGAAAAGACATACATATAGAGGGCGAAATTTCAACCAATTGGGGAAATATTGTGAGCGACTTAGCAGCAGCTAAGGACGCAACTATCTATGTAAATAGCGGAGGTGGTTCTGTAACCGAAGGCTTCGCAATGGCAGACGCTATCCGCAGGCACTCAGCTAATAACACGGTCGATATTATCGGCACTGGTGTTGTTGCTTCTATCGCAACTATGATTTTGCTTGCAGCGAAAAAAGGACATCGCAAAATGACCGCTAATAGCTTTCTCATGATACATAACCCTACCGTACAAGTCGGTGGGGATGCGTCTGTTTTGCGTGGCTATGCTGATACGCTCGAAAGTATGACCGCTCGATTAGTTCAAAACTACTACGACGCGATTGCTTCTAACGGCAAGCTAATTAACGACAGCGAACAGGAAACGAAGGCGCAAATACAAGTTTGGATGGAATCAGAAACGTGGTTTACCGCACAGCAAGCACTCGAAGCAGGGTTTATTGATGCCGTTGTCGAAGCGTCCGATTATGACATCGTTACGGTTAAAAACTACTGCAAAGGCTATACCAATACACCAAATGCAATACTTGAAGATATGGAACATACTAAAGAAGAAAGAACACTATTTCAAAAGTTCTTAGATTTTTTCAGAGCTGAAAAAGCTCCTATTTCAGAATCAAATACAACAGTTGAGAATATGACAAATGAACAAATGGTAGAAGCCCTTGTTGCGGCTGGCTACTCAGTAGAAAAAGAACCAATCGAAGAGGAAAAAGTATTAACCGAAGAAGAAATGGTCGCAGCTCTCGAAGCTACGGGTATGAAGGTTAAGAAAGCCCCTGCTGCTGAAGTTGTAGTCGAAGAAAAGGTCGAAACCAAAGCCGAAAACAAGATGCAAAACGAGCTTCAAGCCATGCGCGAAGAAATTGCACGTTTGAAACTTGGCAACAAAGCACCGAAAGCCGAAGCTAAAACCGAAACTGCAAAGGGCGAAACACGTCGCGAGCAGGTTATGAATCAGTTTATCGCCGATAATCAGGACAAACTCAAAGCAATCGCTCAAAAAATCAAAGGCAGTCTTTAATTAACTAAACTTATCATTAAAATATAATGGCAAAGCAAAAGCAAATGCAAAAACGTGCTACATTCGCGCACGTTACGCCTAACAGCGGCGCACTCGTTCTACGTGGTGTAGACCCTGGATTCGACACAACAGCACCCGAATTTACTATCGTAATTGCAGCAGGTGGAAACTCGGCAACGGCTACACTTTCGAGTGGTAACGCTTCTCTTTTTGAGTTTATTCGCGTGGAAATGTCCGACGGTAAAGGTCGTACTGCATCGGGTTCGTACGCAGGTGGTGTTATCAACTTGAATACAACCAACGTATCAAAAGCAAGCAGCTCAATTTATCCGAACATTACCTTTATGGTTGTTTACAAACTGAAAGATGGTGTTTCTTTGGGTGATGACGTTCCTGTTCAAAACTACCAAATTCCTTTGGATGCAGCAACAGTTGCGGCAGGTGTTACAATTCGCACAGCAGACCGTTTGAATACCACCGACAGAGGAACGCAAATCGCAATTGCCGTAACTTACGACGATATAGCAGAAGACACTACAATCGACGTAACTGCAATCGCTGCAATCGGCTTGACATTCGATGTGCTTAGAGGCGGTGTTTCTCAGGGTTCAATCACAATCGGCTCGAATGGAACAGGACAGCTTGTTGATGCTGGTGCGCTCGTTGCGGGCAATTATGTATTCAAAGCAATCTGTACAACTGCGGGCGCGGCTTTCGGAAGCTTCGCAGAGGTAACAATCACTGTTTAAACCTATTAAAAAATCATGCGGCGGCTTTCGGGTCGCTGCTTAATAACATAACTAAATGGCAACTGAATCAGGTAGCTTAGACCTTAGGCTGAACACTCAGCAAACTATCACAATGATGTTAGAGCCTATCTTCACCGATGGACTTTTGGCAGACTCATTTTCTATTGTAAAAAACTTTTACGGCGGTGAATACGCTATCGGGCTTTTGGGTGCGATGCGTAACGTTACAGGCAAACAGCAAGCGTGTAGCCCTAAGTATAAGGGCGCGGCTACTTTGTCCGAGCGTAAATTGATTGCAAATTACCTCGAAGCGGGCGCAGTGCTTTGCTATGAGGAATTTATGCGTACACATTACGATTATCTTGCGCCGTTGTACACAACTGCTCAGGGTACTCCGAACTTGACGCAGCTCGTTAATATCTTGATTACCCTTTTGGGTGACGGTATTCGAAGAGATGTTGAGCGCGTGGCATGGTTTGGAAATTCTGCAAGCACAGACGAAAATATCAACTTTGCCGATGGTGTATTCAAGTATATTGATGACCTTATCACAACCACCCAAATCGGCTACCGTGTGAACAGCACGCAAGGCACTTTGCTGACAGACCAACAAGCCTATGAGCTTTTGCAAGACGTAGTACAAAACGCCACAAGCGCATTGAAACGCTACAACCGTGCCGATAAGATTATTCATATCAGCGGTAACCTTTGGGACCAAATCCTGCGCTACTTGATGGACGCGTCTATCAGTAACGGTCTTATCAAAATCTTTGAAGAGCCACAGGGCGAGATGGTCGGCACATTTATGGGTATCAAAGTTTTGGCGCACTACAACTGGGATGACATCTCTTTTGAATATTTCGGCTTGGAACACCAAAACAAAATCATCTACACCGTTAAGTCTAACCTTATCATGGGTACGGATTTACGCGCAGATGCTTTGGGCGGTCAGGCTTTCTTCAAGACCTACCAAGACCCAAAAACAGACGAGATTTTCATGTCTTCTAAGTTTATACTCGCGGTGAACTATGTATGGCCTGAGCTTTTCAGCGTTGCGTTTTAATCGAAACAAAATTTAAGGGGGTGTAATAGCCCCCTAACTTTAAATATATTTTCAAATGGCTATTATAGCAGGTTTAAGCAAGAATTGCGGTACGCTGTGCGGTGGTGGTGTCAAGCGACTTTGGGTTGCAAACTATGACGACATTGCTTCTTTCACGTTTGGCGTTGATAACAGCGTTACTACTATCACAATGGTAGCAACAAAGAAGTTTTACGAGGTCGAATTGAAGCGTCAAAGCAAGATTTTTACCGAAACTACCAACGTATCTGAGGGTGGATGCGGTTATTCGCTCGCTCAAAACTTTACTGGTATAGGTCAATGCCGTGACCAAGATGCGCGTAACTGGCTTTTGTCAGTTGCCAAACAATCTTGTTGCGGAATTGTAGCAGTTCACGAGGAAGCTAACGGTTTTGTTGGCGTTTGGGGCTACATTAAAGACCAATCTATCTACTTGGGTGGTGGTACTGTTATCTCAACAGGTACAGCCCTTGCAGACCCTTCACAAATAACGCTCGAATTGTTGTGCGATACCACTATGGATGGTCTTGCGACTGAACTTACAGGTGGTGTGGCTGCGATTGAAGCACTTACATAATATTTCGCTTTTCATTTTAGGGGGAGGGGCAGCGATGCCCCTTTTTTAAATCTAATCAAATGGCAAACATAAAATTTAGAGGGAACTCAGGCGATTTAGAGACGTCGTTCCCGATAACAGGCACAAAACACGCGGTTCGCAAGAAACTGAAAGATGCAACCGATGCAGAGTTAAAGTGGTACATTGACAGCCTAATGGCTAACCCTAAAAACTTCAAGTTCTTATTGAACGTCTGTTTTGAAAGTACATACGACGAACTAAAAGAGTTCTCGGAATCGCAGCAAGCAGAACCCCGAAAAATAAACAAACCGAAAAAAGAAACTGAATAATGGAAAAGCCCAAAAATAACTTCTCGTTAAACTTTGCAGCAACCGAAAACGTAGTCTTACCTCAAGACTTATATTTCGAGATAGCAGATAATACCCGAAGCGTTTTTGGGCTTAACGATTATTTACCTTTTATCCGTACTGGTGAACTCGAACACCTGCTATCACTGATATACAACAGCCCAACCGCTCAAAGTATCTGCAATAAAGTGTCAGCGTACACCGTTGGTGAAGGGTTCTATCTCAAAAAAGAGCGCAGCATCTTAGGCGATAAGAAGCTGCAAGAACTAACCGACCAAGAAAAAACAATCCTTTGGCGCATCCTAAAGCGCAAGAATAGTGATGGCGATACTATCTTGGACGTGTGCCGCAAAGCTGCGTTTGACTTTCAAGCAGTCGGTAACGCATTTGTGCAACTCGACGTTGTCGCAGGTGTTACATTTGCCACACATCAAAATATAAACTTTGTACGACCGTTCCGCTCAGTCGATTTGAAGACTCATTTTTTTGGCGTTTCTGCTGATTGGGCTATACTGCCGTTTTCAAGTCAGGGTCGCAATTATCGAAAAGAGGATAACATCACAACTAATATTGTGGACGTGCCGTTATACCCCACTTTCACTGGCGAATTTAATGAAATAGAGGAAATTGAATACGGTATCGGCACAAACGTAGCAGATTTTTACGGCTTCGATAAGTCTTCGATGTTGCACGTGAAAAGATATGCGCCATTGATGTACCAATGGGGCTTGCCTTCATGGACAGGTGCTAAACATTGGGTCGAACTTGAATACAGGATACCGAAATTTAACGTTTCGCGATTCAAGAACGGTCTTACATCTTCGGGCTTGCTGCAATTGTTTGGCAACCTTACCGATAATGAAAAGGACGCATATCAGAAAGCATTTACCGAGAAAATGACTAATACAGGCAATGATTTTAAAGTCATTTTGCAGATTCTTGAAGACAAAGAACTAAAAGCGAACTGGCAGCCCTTTGAAAATACCTATACAGGCTATTTCATGGAGCTTGCAAACTTAGCTAAGGAGCTAATTGCGACAGGCTTTGAGATACCTCTATCACTCGTACAAGCAACAGCTGGGCAACTCGGAAATAATCAGCAGATTAGAACTGAATTTGAAACGCTTTACAGGACTAAAATCTACGATATTCAAGAGGAAATACTGCGAGGTATCGTTGCGCCATATTTGGCAACAGTTGCGGAAAATGAAGGCTTAGATTGGTTGCAAGATGTGGAGTTAGGTTTTAGTAATATTATCCCTGTTTCGTTCTTAGGTGACTTAGACCCAAGCAAATATATTACGACTGACGAAGCTCGCGAGGTGATGGGATTTGCAGAACTAACCGAGCCACTACCAACAGCCGAACCTGCGCCCGAACAACCTGCAACGGGCTTAGTAAACAGATTCAAGAACCTATTTAAGCGCAAATAATGGCACAATTCATCAAAGCAGTAGAAGTCGTAAAAGGCGGCTACGTTAAAATAGCTCCGACTGATACACAGTTCGATAGCACCTTATTAGCGTCGCATTGTGATAATGCCGAGCGCGAATATGTACGCAACGCAATAGGCAACACGTTTTTTGAGTACCTGAAAACGCAGCGAACGTCGGGAATTATCAATTACAATGCCGATTTGGGTGTGGTGGTACCTGCGTTCACTAATCCCGATTTAGAAGCCTTGTTTTTAGATGGTAAGCTGTTCGACTTAATCGGTAACGCGGTAGTTAAAGTGGCATTACCTTACATTCATTTCAAGATTACAAGTTCGGGTGTTCAAGTTCCTGTCGCATCGTTTGCAACAGCAGGCACGGGAAGCGATATGAGATATTTAGGGGATAGCATGGCAAAGACTTTGACATTCTTAACCAAAGAAGTACAAGACTATTTGTGTGCTAATGAAGCTACCTTTGCGCCGTTTGGGTTCGATGGTTCGGAGTTCTGTACTCACTGCAAGAAAGACAATAAAATTAAACAGTCTAACCTACCAATAATATATTAAAATGGCAAACTATCCAAAATTAAAAGTATTTGAAAACGGCGGCATGATTCAATTTGCAACCGAAGCAGACGAGCTTATCACGTCCGAGCCTAAAGGCAGTGTAAGAATACGGCAAGTAGGTGAAGGCTTTTCGTTTGAGCATATAATCACGTGTTCGGGCATTGCATCCGTTACGAACTTTGCCGATATTCTCGACTCGAGCGGCGTGGTTTACGGTGCGAGCTTTGCCGATGTGCTGACTGCGCTCTCTTTTTTTTTTGAGGTAGCAGGCGGCGGTGGCACGGTTACAGGCGCAAATAATGGACTAAGCTTAGATGGGGCAAATGTTCAATTGGGCGGTGCTTTGGTTAAAAATACTACCATAACAGAAAACGGATTCCAAGCAGTACAAACAAGGCTCGAAACTGTAAATAGCGAGCCAGTGTCAGTTTCTCACTATACAGAAAACAACGACCCCTTTTCAAGTGGGATACCTGGCTATTCTCGCTTATTGGGCGTTGCATCTGCCACAGGCAATGCTTATTGCGGCATTTGGTCTAATAATGCAGACGATGCGACCGCATTTTTAAGAGCAGAAGCGGGCGATTGGCAAAGCAATACAGAGGTAAGAGCTACAAGCGTTTTGTTAAAAGTAGTAGAGGCAGGAATTATACAAAGTTCTTGGAGCTTGCAGGGCAACGCAATAACGGCAGCCTGCGACCGCGTAGAATTTTTCGCTACTACTGCTGTTCGTTTTCATACAGACAAAGTAGAACAGCAAATAACAGGTAAGTATATTTTTGGAGAATCTAATACAGATGGCTCTATAAGAATAGGAGAGTCGGGCGGTGCATTTGTAGTTGAAAAAAGAATTGGTGGTGTTTGGGTGGTGCAAAACATTGCTCCTGCTCCTGTTACAATAGCCAAAGATGAGCTTATTTTTTGCGATAGCTTTGTTCAACCTGCAATAACGAGCAACTGGTTTTCAAGTACCGCAAGCGGTGGAGCTATTGACCTCAATCAACTCGGAGAAACTGGCGTTGTTGGTATGGCTCGATTTTCAGTATCAAACAGCGTAACTTCACGATATGGAATTTTAGCAAAAGGTATTTCAGGACTTGTAAGAACTTATCAAGATGGTAATACATTTTTATACAAAACGAAAATAAGACCCGAAGCTTTAGGTTCGCTCACTAACCGTTTTGTTATCAATATGGGTTTTCTTTCAAGTACTGCTGTATTAAATCCAACTGTCGGACTTTATTTCTGCTATGACTTTACAGACTCGCAGCGTGTAAATCCTGCTCCTGCAAACTGGTCGCTCGTTAGTCGCGTGAACAATGTTGATAAAGTCGTTTTGAATAGTGGAGTTCCTGTTGTTATTGGTCTTTGGACTAAGCTTGCAATTCAAATTGATACTGCTACAAATACAGCTATGTTTTATATAAATGGCATTTTGGTAGGCTCGATTGTTTGGAATGTTATTAGTGGAATTAACTCTAATTTACCTATGGTCGGAGCTTCGACCGAGTGCAGTTGGGGTGCTTTGCTTGCTAATTCAGGTGTTGCGGCTACTGGAACAGGTCTAAGAATTGATTATATTGACGTATATAAAGATTTTGGATAATTTAAAAATAATATAAAAATGTCACAAGTAGGCGAATACATTTATGCTCTTAATCAAGAGATAGAAATCACAGCAGACACTAATGATTTGGGAATTACAAACACTTACGTTTCTTTTGTAGGTTCGGGTAATTATAACATTACAGGCTTTCAAGCTCCTGTTACAGATAAACACGTTGCTGCAATTGTTGTTGTAAACGAATCATCGGGAATAAAAACATTGAAGCACAACGACGCAGGAAGCGCAGTAGGAAACCGCATTAAAACAGCAGGCGGTGTTGACCTTGCTATGCCGCCAAATTACATTGTGCAGCTTAGAAAAATAGGCGACTTCTTCTATGTAGTTGGCGCATTTTCGGTATAAAAAACAAAACTTATGAGCATCGAAGCGTACACCCTGACAGTTGCAACGCTTGCAACTATCGCTCTGCTTTGGTGGATAGTTTCAGAACTAATCGAACGCAGACAGCACACCCATTTAATGAATACTATTCAAGAACAAGATAAAAAAATTAAGGAATTGCAACATGATAACTCAGAGTATTACGCGAGATTTGGCATTATCAAGAAAGACGGCGAGAAATAGCACGTTTGTAGTGCTGTTTTGGGCTATTATTTCGGCTGTGGTGCTAAATGTATCAGCATCGGCAGAAAAAGAGCCGCAAACGGGCAACAGCGAGCCTAAGAAGATAAAAGTTTGGGCTATTAAACCCGAAACCGATAGCGATAAATTTGCAAATAGGTAAAAACCCTTATACATGGAAGCGAATGACAAACGTAGTGGTGATGATAGAGTTATCGAACTAAATAAGACCTATGTACAAACCGAGCAGCAGCTTATAGAAGCCTGTCGAATTGATACAAACGTTTGGGAAATCGTTTCTATGCACGTCAAGTCGTACCAAGCAGGAGCGAATGACAGCGCAGGTGAGTATAATATACATCAATTATTCAGCGTTTCGGCACGGTTCAAACGCAAAAACGATAATTTTGTTAAATTTTGGGAGAATGTTCAAAACGGCTTGTATCAATATGCTGAATACAAGCCGTTGCCTATTTATGGAGCGAGCGACAAAAAAGCCCTTATAGTCAATCTTTATGACGCGCATATAGACAAGGTCACGCGAGTGAAAGAAACGCGCAAATACAGCGATTTAAAAGCTAATTGCAAGGTGTTTAACGATGCGATTGACAGACTACTTGAAAAGACTTTGAAAAACTGCAATCCTGAATTGATTGTTTTTCCAGTTGGGAATGACTTTATAAACGTAAACAGCGCGTTAAGTACAACGACTAAAGGCACACCGCAGGATAGCATTTATCATATTGAGGATGTGTTCGAGGTGGGATTAAATCTTGTTAGGGGTGTTATTGACCGCCTGCGAAACATTGCACCTGTTAAAATTCCCATAATCAGGGGAAATCATGACACGAACATGACAGGCTTTTTAGGAGTTGCTTTGGATGCGCTGTATAGAGATGACAAAGCGGTAACGATTGACAATAGCAGGGAACAACGCAAATATATTCAATACGGCAAAAATATGTTTCTTTTCGCTCATGGAGATAAGGAAAAGCGCAGGATTAAAACGGATGGGATTCCGTTAATTATGGCAAATGAAGAACCGATATTGTGGGCTAAATCGGACTTTCGTTTTGCTTATTTTGGTGATATACATCACCGAGATGAAACGCACTTTAAAAGCGGTAAGGATTATATAGGCGTTTATATCCGTTTCTTGCGTGCTATGTCTTCTCAGGACGCTTGGCACCACGCGCAAGGGTACATCGGAGTACCAAAAGCAGCCGAAGCCGTGTTGCATAGTTTGTGTGGCTCGGAGGTAGATAATTTTTCGATAGCGTTTAAATAGGAAAAGCCCCTCGATAGTGAGGGGCTTTTTGTTATCGTGTTTTTCGGGTTAAGTGATTAGCTATAATCAAATCAAGTACCAAAGTCAAAACCACAAACAAGGCTGCGGTCGTCTTATCCCACTCACCAATGTCAGCGTTAATGCACAGGCCGAAAACGCAGTACAGCGCAAAGCTAACCATGCAAGATAGAAATAAAAAATTAAGTGCGTTCATTTTCAGATAGTTTTTGATAGTGATTTAATTGCATTTCTAAATATAACAAGCGCGGTTCAGAATCGAATCTGCGCCAAAAAAAAGCGTCTGTTATATTGTTATTGTATTTGTATTTATACAATTCGCTTCTTAGAAATGCATCTTCTTGAAGGTTTGTTGATTTGTCGCTGAGTAAATTACTAAAAAACCTACATAAGCCTGCGCAATATGACCTTCCTGTTATCCTTAAAAAAGTGCCTTTCCACAAGGCTATAACTTTTCGATACAATTCCGCCTTTTCTTTGTTTGTCATGCGCGTGGTATTTGAAAATTAACTAATATTTTACTATCCTTAGCCGTGAAACTCATCACGGCTTTATGCCGGTTCGCTATTGTTGCAAGCACTTCTAAGTCGTAACGGCTTAAAGCGTCCGCTGTACATTCTACGCTGTTGGTATTAAATACCGTGTTTGCTGCTACGTTTTGCACTCTGCCCAAGTCAAGGCGCATCATAATTAACGGATGATTTGCTTGCATGGTGCTGCATTTTGTATGTTGCGACGTGTGCAATATTGATTATCAGGGGTCGCTGTGATGTAATCGGTTAAGCTCGCGGCGAATAGCCAGTAATTGCGCTGTGCTGCGTGCGAGCGGAATTTATGCGCCGTATGAAAGTAGGCAAAGTATTTTGTTTTCGGGTGTGGTGTGGTAGGGTTTTGCATAAAGGTATCGAAATTGATAGGTTTAAAAATATGCAGTTGTTCGGATGCTGCTCCCCGTGCTGATTAACAGCTATAAGCGTAAAACTCGCGGTCGAACTGTTCGCGTACAGCTCCCTCTAATTTGTTCCAATATTGCTTATTGGAATACGCGATATTAAAGCGCAAAAACATTTTGTCAGGGTCGATGCCGTCAATACTGATAATGTCACAAATTTCGTCCGAGTCGAACTCAGTAGGACGACCGTATTCGTCACGGTCAGCAGGTTCGGTTGGTTCGTATTCTGCGATGATTAACATTTCGCGTTCGATACCGTCGTTGTCTTCCATTAAAATTGTTGCTTCGATTTGCATAGTTGTAAGTATTTTGTGTTAGCTGAATTACTAACTTGATGTAAAGATACAACTATTTTTGTAATCTGCAAATTTATTTATAAAAAAAGTGCAATTATTTTTCAATAACTGCACTTAAACCCTATTAACACAAAAAAACAAAAGACTATTTCTTGAAAACTTCTTTGCTGTGCTGATAAATCGTAACGACTGAAAACACGATACTGATTGTTTCAAGTAGTATGTCTTCGACAAAAACCCATGCCTTAACATCTTCCAATCCTGATACCTTAGCAACGTGTGCCACAAGCTCGTTAATCTCGGATTTTGTCAAGTCCATAAGTTCAAAGCGCAAATCTGCAAGTTCTGCAACGGTTTCTTTGCCTACATTGATAAGCTCCATGCCTGTCATAATTCCCTCAAGCCAAGATAGTTTTTTATCTTCAAGTCGACTGTGAATGTTTTTCCAAATGCCTGCAATATCGGCTGCAAGGTCTTTGAGTTGTTCGATGCCGTATTTGTTAGCGTCGTTTTTTACGAGGGCAAGTTCTTTGCCGTTTAGTTTTAGTTGCATTTATATTTTAGTTTAGTAGGTTGAAAGTAAAATAAGCCCACCCCAAAAATCAACCGACTGCATATCTTTCAATGCTTCGCAACTTTCGTAGTCTTCCGCATTTCCCTGCGAACCTAACTCGATGGGTGGGATGGGTTAAAAATAAGCCGCTGCTCGAACTCAATCCGCCCTAATCTCCAGTAAGGCACAGCGGCTTATAGGTTTATTATGATTGCAGCGAGCTTATAAGCTGCTTCATTTCTTCATAAGTTTCAATTATCATAATATCGCCTTTTAGCGTCCCAATAATTGATTTTGCAAGGCTTTCAGATTCTTCTTTATAAGGTGCAATATACATTATATACTCAACCTGTTGCATGATTTCTGTTACTAAATTATCCTTGCCGACAGTATTAACTTTGATAAATTTTGGCATTGCTTTATGTTTTAGGGGTTATTTTGGCGGCCTGTGGTGGTTTCTTTCCACCATCCCCCGAACTCTTAATCAGGATTTTGAGCAATGCCCCACTTAAACTAACAGACCATTTGTGGAGGTGGTGGGAGTCGAACCCACGTCCAATTACTCGTTTTAATTCAGGATTTTACAGGCTTAGTCAGTTTTGGAAAGTCTGACAACTTAGGCCGTCCGAAGACAGCTCCACCATTCAATTATTTGCAGAATTGAAACTGTTTTGTGCAGGCCGTCCCTGCTTGAGTCTATGCTGCTATTGCAGCTGCGGAGCAAAGACTAACTACTCTTGCGGTGCGACCCTGAGGTGCGTTTGCTGTTGTGCCGTTTAAAGCTGTTTTGCCTGACTGAAAAACTCGTTTGTAACTGTCGAAGCCAGTCACCCCCATGTTTTAAAAAAGCCCTGACACGCATCAGGGCTTAAACTTAATATGTCGAATAAGAACTTTTTCTGTTTTCGATTTGCTGTGGAGGTATCGGGACTCGAACCCGAACTCACGCGCGTAAACTGGTTTTACCATTAAACTATACCCCCTTCAAAAAAACCGCTATACTAAGAGCAGCATAGCGGCTTCACTATCAATCTATGCACTACAAAAATAGGCCTTTATTTTCATAAGTGAAAATATTATTATAAAAATATTTCATTTATCGGAATTGCAACACCTCTACCTGATACACCTGCACTATATCTTTTCACTCCTGACTTGATTGCGCCCTTCATCCTACTAAGCACTATGTTATAACTCACAGCCCAAGCCGCGCCCGACTTTTGCAGCAATTCTTTTACGAACTTTGCACCGTTTAGGATAAACAGATATTCGATTCCATCTTGAACAGCAACCTGCAAGCCTAAACGCTTTAGTTTGTCGTTTGCCTCGTCTGATTTTATGCCGTTGGTTACGCAGGGTCTTGAGCTTGCAATTTCTACAAGTTCGCCAAGTGTACGTACCCCGATAAAATCGAGCGACTCTATACGCTGCTCACTACTCAAAATAAGCTGCAAGCATCTTTCTTCGTCCGTGCTATCCTTTGCGCTCTCAGCTTGTCCGATAGCCTTTAAGATAGCCTCCGACTCTGCTAATGCCGTTTCGTAACTTACCTCTTCATCATTCAAAGTATGCCACCATCCACCTAACAGCGTGCCGATTTGGTCGCCTGTGGATTTTACGCCTGTTATCGCAGTAATTGCACTTACAAACGTTTCTATACTGCGCATCATTACGGGCAAAATGCTAATCATTCGAGCTTGGAAACGACCTGCATAGTCGGGTGTAAGCATCTCAGCGCGTCCGCTTTCGATTTTGCGGAATGCTTCATTGTCTTTTAATTTCGCTATCTCTAAAACGCAAAAGCGACGTTTATCAGAGTCGAGGGCTATCTGTGGGTTTATTGAGCTGAGAAGAAAGCAAGATTTTACAGTATATTCTTTTGCTTTTCCATCTTTCGAGCCTTTAGTCTGCGCTGCTCCATCCTTAGAACTTGCAGAACGGCATACGGACAAAACGCCCTGCATACGGTTTGCGCTGCGCTCGTCGTTGCCTTCTGCTTCATCAAATGTAACCGCAAACGCATCATTATTCAATCGCTGTACAATACCCATTTCGGTAGTGTTGCCTTGAAAGTTCACACCTAAGCTGCCTAACATCTTGTTGATGACGTTTTCAAGTAACCAAGACTTTCCGCTGTCTTTCGTACCAGTTAGCCAAATGTGAGGTCGCCAGTTCAACACACCGCAAACAGGCGCAATTGCTATCCACCCCGATAATAGGCGTGAGTCCGCAGCCGTGCCGAAATTCAAAAGCTGCAACATTTTTGTAAGGCGCGAGGATTCTTTGGATTCCATCGGGGTCTCGATGTGCATTTTGACAGGTGAGCGCATTTCATAGATAAACTCCGTATTAGTTCCGAGCGGCACACGTTGCCCTTCGATTATAAGCTGAGTACCTGCGTGAATAACAACGCGCCCCTTATCCATCCAAGCACCACGACCGCGTACCTTATCCACCGAAAAGAACCCGATTGCGTTGGATAAGCTGATAAGAAAATCAGCAGCAGCAAGCGCATCAAATGAACCACCTGCCGCGAAACGTTCCACCCAAAACTCTAAAGGTGCAAGCATCAAAAGGTTTTGCTTCGACATTTTAGCCGCTGCCAGTTTGATAATGCTTTTGCAGCTCGAAACATAAAAATAGTATTGTAGCACTCGTTCCTCTGAATCCCATCCAATCGGCATAAAATAGCCCTGAATGAATCCCGTTTTATCGCTCGCAGGTGTGGCTGAGGGCGCTTGCTTTGCGGTCGTTTTGCGTGTCTTTTTGGGCTGTTGCTCTTCGCTGTCCCAGTTGATAACTTTTTTCATTGCTGCGCCGTTTTATGTCTTGCTAAATTCACAGGTTCAATGCCCTGTATTTGTTCCATAAGCTCAAAGCAGTCTACCGTATCGTCATAAGCTGCTTTGATTGTTTCCGTGCAACGCTGTATAATTTCACGCTGTAAGAATTTCTGTACTATTATTTTAGAGTGGTACGAAATATTAGCAGACGATGCAACGCGCTCGGTTAAAAAGCAGAGGTAATAAGCATCTTCGATACCTTTTTTCTTCTGCTCGGTAGCTACTGTAACGAGGTCAATTGGTATTCGCTGCGCTTGCATCTCGATAAGTAGCGCATAAAGCTCCACGTGCTTCTTATTGTAAAAGTGTTCGGGCTTTAGGAACTCCGAAACCTGAGATAAGGCTGCGCTGTCGCATAGAATTGCGCCTAAGACAATCATTTCAAGGTCTTGCACCTGTGGCATAGGCTTGCCGAACATTTTAACCTCTTGCGGGTCTTGACTAACTATTACCATCAAGTCGTTAATAGTATCAATTTGTTCCTGTTTAAGATTTTTATAAGCTTCTTGTTTCTCTTTGGAAACGTATTCGCGCATTCGTTTTGCTTCTTGAATAAGCTGCGCCTGCAATAGCTCGGCGCGGTTTAGTAGTTCTTGCATAGATAGATAGATTTTAATATTTATATTCGCCTGTGTATATTATGAAGTCTTCTTGCATCATCTCGAACATATCGAATTTGTAATTTTCGTTCTTTTCGCCTGTATGCAGGTTTTCACAAACTATCTGTATGTCTGCATAAGGCGGAACTTTCAAATAAAATACATGAGGGAATCGAAGCTGAAACCTTGTAATTTTATTACCGAGCCGAAGGTACAACAAAGCTTGCGAAAAACAAAGAAAATTATTCTTATTTGTTTCATTTAGTACCAATTGCTCAATATCGTTTAATTTTTCAAGTCTTCTCATACTTCCTCAACTTTAGCGATGCCACCAGCATCATTAACGATTTTAATAAATTGCACCTGCTGTGCTGTGGGCTTTTTACCCTTCTTCTTTACTTCAATTGCCGTAAACACTGCGAGCTTTTGCCCTACCATATCGGCTGTAATTTCAATCTCAGTCCATCCGATTAAGTCCGAACTGCCTTTGCATAACCCGAAGGTTATAAACCGACCATCGGCAGTAGTTACCGCTCCTGTATTGTTGCGAAAAATGCGCCCCTGCGATGCGTGCGCAGCGCAAAGGCGGTTATAATGTGCTTGTTCTTTCATCTCATGTCTGCATTATGTTTACCGCTTAGAATTGATATTTTTTTTATTTTAACGTCATTGTATTGGCTAAACTCTTTTAAAAATCGAGTTTTAGCATCTGCTTTGGTTCTGCCTGTGTAGTATCGCATTATTTGAAAGAATCCAGCACAGCCAAAAACACGAAATATTCGAGCACTGCAAGTAGTGTGCGCGCTCATCTTATAGGTTTACGGTTACGAGTTTTCCAAAAACTTTCTTTTTGCGGTTCGCCTTCCAAGAACTCTTCAGGGCTAAACTCTTTTATCGGTTCACTAAATTTAATCGCATCGCCTACACTTATTTTAGTAATCCACATTTCGTCACCTTCTAAAGCGTCGAGTGCTTCCTTTGGCGCATAGAAGCTGCCGCAAATAATTAGACATTCTTTACCATCGAGCGTCTTTGCTTTTCTTACAAGCATTTTACCAACTACTATCATGCGCTGAGCAGATTTTTAAAGCCCTTCTCAATTAGAAAGCTGCCCGTTAGAAATTGCAGGTTTTGTTCTCCTGTTGCTTTGAACTCTTCGATTAGTTCGGCACTAAACACCTGATTAGATGCGATGCCAAAAACGCGAGCTATTTCTTCTATGCCTGCGTTGTTCACTGATATAAGGAACATATAGCATTCCTTAATTTTGCCCATCGTGAGGTGGGCTTCTTTGATGTGTTCGGGTTTCATGCTGTTGCTGTTTTTAAATTGCCTCGTTCTAAAATTTTGCCTAAGTAAATCATGAAGTCGCCTTTTTCTATATCTACTTTTAGGCCGTTTGAATAATGCTGCGAGAATGGCTCGTTTATTTCCGCAAATCCCCAAAATTCAATTATAAAATAGGGTTTATCTTTTCCGTAACCGTTTGTGAATTTTATAGCATCGTAATCCCTCTTGTTACCTTTCTTGTCAAATAGCCTTGTTTTTATCCAATCAGTAGGCTTTCTAAATTCATGTCGCTTTTCGCCTATCTCCATCACATCGAACGGTAATTTAGTAAGGCTTAGGTGTAATATTTTCATGCTTAGAATAGTTTTTGTTGATTTTCATCTTTAGTTTCAGGACTGTATTTTTTGCCCGACCCTTTTTTATAAGTGCCGCGTTTCTCTCTAAACAAGTCGCCCGATTTTACGAGCGTAGTAAGAACCTCTCCGACGTGATGCCCTGCATTGCAATAGTAGTTACTTTTACATAGTTCAATAGCTTTCGAGGTTGTTATTTCCCCATGCTCTTGAACGTACTGTATTATTTTTTTTCGGGTTGCGACACTCATTCCGTTTCATGTTCTATGACCTGCCCGGTCCGCAAATCCCAAGAAACGCACAAGTACTTTGTATTACTTGCAGGTTTCTCAGGTTCGGCTTCGGGTTCGGTCTGTGGTGAATCTTGTTTGCTGTACAAAAGTAGGTTAATTATTGAAATTATGCAAACAAATATAAATATTTTTATATATATCATTTAGTTTTTGTCAAGTTTAGCTTTCATCTGCTCAAAATATGCTTTGCGTTCGCCTTTGGTATTGCTGATATTAGATGACAATTCAGACTTTGAATAGGCTTGCAGGCTACCATCGGACTTCTTGCAGATAATAAGCAGCTTGTTCCCCTCGCTGATAATTTTGCCTTCTTGATTGAAGCCGATTGAAGGGGCTTCGTTCCCTGCTTCATGGCTCTGCTTAGTAAGCGGCTTACTAAGTTTAGCGGGTTCAAGTTCGCAGTATTGGTGGTACTTATAGTCATACAACCAAAACATAGCACCTAAAAATAAGAACTCGATTACCAAGCAAACTAACGCGAATATCCAACCGACATTTTCAACTTCGTTTTTGCGTTCGGCTGCGTGTGCTTTGAACTCATCCTGTGCCGTTTGCCATGCCGTTGCGCGTTCGGTTTCAAATCGGGCTGCGTAGGTGCTTAGGCTGTCGGATGCTGCTTTCGCTTGCTGTTCGAGCTGTAAGATATTAGACCGTGCTTCTTTGATAGTTGTGCCTTTCCAATTGTTCTGCGAGTGGATTTTATTCGCTGCGGTGGTCGCATCTTTCTGCTGTGTGAGGAAAAAAGCCAGTTGCGCATCGCGTGTGCTGTCAATTCGACCAAGCACTTCGGCTTCGGTAGGGGGTATAGGTTTAGCCGAAAACTCTTTTACTAAGATTGGCGTACCGAAACCGCTCATAACGATAGAAGCGAGCGAAAAAGCTGCTACACTTAGCTTAAGCTTAGTGCTAAGTTTACCGATATAGTAGCTTTTGAACGCCTTGCCTGCGATAAAGCGTTTGCCGAGTTCTAACAAAGTAATCGCTACTAAGCCCGCACAAAGCCCAATACTTAGCGAATTGAATAATACTTTGCCTGCGTAAACAGGAACACCAAGCGCAAGCCCTGCGAGGATAACCTGAATAAAAGGGGTAGTGAATAGCACGAGGTAGTACATTGGCTTCCATTCTTGCGAGTGCGGTTTTTCCTCGAACATATTTTTGAGTGCGGCGGCT